TTCCTTTTGCCATTAAGATATCTTTTTTAGTAATTTTACCATCACCTGAGTGATCTGGAAATTTACTTTTCTTTTTGGCTTTTCCACCTTTCTTCATCATCATCATTCTTTTTATTCCGGGCATTATTTATTTATCTTTCCAGATTTTTTAGCTTTAGAACCAAATCTTCCATAAGACTCATCTCTTGAATCTTTTAATTGTTTTTTAGTTCTTTTTTTTCTAACTCTCATAGCGATTGATTCATCTTTTCTATCTTTGTAACCCTGCTTTTTCTTTTTAGCAGAACCACCTTTTTTCATGCCAGCTGCTTCTCCATATGGAAATCTAACACCTGATCTTACACCATTTTGTCTCATTTTTTTCCTCCGTTTTTAAATATTTGTGTTCCCTTTATACCAAAAATACTTCCGACGACAAGGATCCAAAGGGTACTGAACCATGTCGGGAGTGCCGCGAAATGCTCGAAGAAAATTTTTACTTTCTCCATAGCAATTGGATTGTCACTAAAGACTCCCCATGCAAGGACTATTATGGGCGCCGATAAAATTACCAAAACGAACTCGTCCTTGTAGTCGTTTTGACGAGCTTCTAGAAGTTTACCTTGGTAAGCTTCCTCACCTCGCGCTTGACGCTCTGCATGTAACAACTGTGCATCGGACATCGCAACTTTTGCCCTTTGCTTGTTGGCATAAATTTTACTACCAGCAGAGACGGCTAGTTTAATTGCCGATAACCACATAATTTAATACCAAGTAGCTTTTACAGGTTTTTTTTCAGCTCTGATAGCTTTTGTACCTCTAACTGTAACAGTTTGAGATGTAAAAGGGTCAGTAGCTTTAATTTCTTTACCACCTCTAGCATAACCATCTTTATTTAAGTCAGCTGCTAGAAATTTTGAAATTTTAGGTTCTTTTTTCATAAAACTCCTTATTTTTTTCTTAGTTTTTTTAGTGTTATCGCAAAACGAGCTCTTTGTCCAAGCTTTCCTTTCTTTTTCGCTGCAGCTTTTAGTTTAGATGCAGGAATTTTTTCGCCTTTTTTAATTCCAAGTGATTTTCTTAATGCACCTGGCTTTTTTATTGCTTTTTTAATGTTTAATTTACTCATTAGTCGTCTCTTTTTAAACTATTTTGTAATAAAGTTTTTTCTAAAGAAGTTTGAGCCCTTAATTTAGCTAATTTTTCGTTTTGAGCAAGTCTTTCATCATTATCAGCTTGGTTCATAACTGCTTTTGTTCTATCAATCTGTATTCTAGCTTCTTCATAGTCTTTTCTACGTTGATTTTCTTGTGCTCTTAGGTCTAACTCTCTTTGTTTTATTTTTGTAAGTGGATCATTTTCCATTTGATCTGTTATTTCTTTTTCTTCTTTTAAGAATTCACCTGTCATGTCTGCAATCAACACAGCTTTTCTAGCTTCAAACTTTTCAGTAAACTGTTTTATCTGTTGTTGTATTTGTGGATCTTGCATTGCTTGTGGATTTTGTTGCATAGCAGTAATTTGTTGAATCTCTTGTGTAAATTCTACTTCAGTTTGTTCTTGAGCCATTAAAGAAATGTGTTCAAAAATATTTTTTTCTAATGAAGCTAGTATCATTGGATTATTTCTAGCTAAATTAGTTGCCATGAAATCTAAGTGTGCTTCCATGTGTGCTCTATGGTCTTGTCCAGGGAAAGCTTGAAAAGGTTTACTACCCATTGCATCAATATGTTCTAACGCTGGATCTTTTGGTTGTGGTGGTTGTGGTGCAACTAATATTTTATCAATGTCTTTCACCCCTAATGCTTCATACATGTTTCTATATACATTATATGTATTGTGAATTTGAGGATTAGACATTGCCAGTTGTAATTCAGTTTGCGCTAAAGATATTCTTTGAGCCTGTGAGAAAATATTTGGATCAGCAACTGGCAATATGTCAACTCTGTCATCAAAGTCCATAGCTTTGATTTGTTTCTGACCACCTACAACATCATAAGGATATTCTGGTGGTAGATATGTAGCAAATACTTTTGCTAGTAATTTAAATTCTTGTTTTAATGCTGCATAGATTCTTTTATGAATCGCAGACATTGTTCGACTTCCTCTTTCAAGCAAGGCGACTGTCGTACCCACCGCGGCTTGCTGATTTCCCTCTCCTACCTGCATGTCGGCAATAGATGCAAATCTTTGCCCTGCTTGTACTACGACACCCATAAGCTGTAATAAAGTTTGAGAAGGCTCTTTGTATGGAAGCATCATAAACGAATCTCTAATGTTTCCTCCAGGAGCATCTACATCTCTAAATTCTCCGGGTTGAATTGATTGTGCATCATCCCTAATTCTAATTCCTCGTTGCTTAAATCCTGCAGGTAAATTTGATAATGTACCTGCATCTAGTAGTTGTCTTAGTGCAGCAGTAGCTGTTCTTGATAGTCCACCTATCATATGTATTAAACCAAAACCATAAAAACCTAATCCTGGCAAAAATTTAAAATGTACAAAGTATTGTTTCTTTTTCTTTAAAGGATCCATTTGATCGTAGTTTCTTCTAATAGATAAAATTTCTTGTGATCCTTCTTCTATAGTTACAATGTATGGTAATTTAATTCCTGTTTCTTCTCCTGTCTGTGGATTTTTATCTTCAAAATTTTCTAAGTCTAAATCCATGTGAAATTCTAAAAGAGTATGAATGTTTTCGTCTCTTGTTTTTTGTTGACCTTCTAATTCTCTTTCTTTTCTTTCAAGAGCGTTTGCTTCTTCTTCTCCTGGTTCAGGAATTTCTATGTCTCTATAAAATCCTGATACTTGTTGTTTTCTTAAATCATTTTGAGAAGTTTTAATTACGTGAACGATTGCTTCCGCATCGTCTAATGAGGTAGCCGAATACGGAACAACTAAATCGTCTGCAGGTACAAACTTAGAAACCGCTCTTCCAAGTAAGTCATCAAAATAAACTTTTTTAAATGTAGACCCTGCGAGTGGTAAATAAAAAAGCATGGAATCAAACTCAGGTTCGTATTCTTTCATTTGATCCATTAGTTGATAATTCATAAATTCTTTAACTCTTTCAGCTTGTTGTTCTTTTTGTGGTGTAGTTGCACCTAGAATCTGAGTTCGTACTGGTCCGTTTGAAGGAAGTAATTCTTTGTAAGCTAAAGCTTGAAACTGTGTAACAGCTTCAGCTAAAACCGGGTGAGTTGCACCGCTTGCTCCTTGGAATGGTTCGCTTCTCATATTATATTTAAAACCTAAAAGGTCTAAACCTGTTACGTAAGCTTGCTCCCAATCTTTTCTTGAATTTTTATAATCTTGATATTTTTCTGTTAGGTCTGCACCAAGTTCACCTAATGCAGAGTCATCCATAAAATCTGCTAAGTTTGCAAAATGGTCTTGAGGCATTTCTGCCATTTGGTTTTCTTCAAAATTTATATCTACACTACCATCTTCGTTGGTTACAACATTAGTTGGACCAGCTACTTGAGGTTCAGGTAATTGTTCTATTTCTTCTTGAGAGACTTCGATTGTCTCGTCTACGTTCGGTAGCGCTTTGTCTATTTCTGCCATTTATTTTCTCCAGTTTTTCTACTTTAACATTATTGTAATTAATATTCAAGCCTTGAGGTGTAGGACCTGCTTTTGGTGGTAAAAGATGCCATTTAGGATATTTATTCAAATAAACCTCCTTCGTCCATTAAACTTTCGTTATATACTCTTCTTTCATCATCACCCATAGCTTTTACTTTTGCTATTTCATCTTTTGCAAATTTACCATATTGATATAAAGCTTCACCACCTAATGATGCAATACCTAAAGGTGATGCAATTCTTGCTGCACGCATTGCCATTTTGGGACTCAAACCTAAATTTAAAAATCTTCTTAACAATGGGTTAGATGCAATCTTACTAGATTGTTTTACTAACGCTGGTGCTGCTGCAAGTTCTGTTCCTAAAATAGCTCTATCTAAAGAAGACTTTGGATCAACACCAAACCCTGCGCTTAATCCAACGGTAGCTGCAGGTGTTGGCAAATACTGTAAAACTTTACCTGCTCCTCTTCCTACATCTTTTAAAAGTTCAGAATTAATAAAACCTTCTTGACCCTTAAAAGCATTTTTATACATATCTCTTGTTTGAGTTTTTTCTGGTGTAGGTATTTTGTCTGCTGTAGTTACACCTTTAATATTTATTGTTGGATTTATATCCGTTAATAAAGTGTCAGGTATTTTCATATTTTTTAAAGTGTCATAAATATGTGGAAATTTTCCTGTTGCACTTTCATAAAAAACTTTATTACCTCCACCTATTCTACCAACATCGCCAATATCAACTTTAACTCCAATGCTTTTTAAATACTCATCTATATTTTTTAATTTATCAGTCTGACCTTCTAATCTTCCACCTGGTTTAAAATATCTATCTACTTGTCCTTCAATAAAACTTTGATTAAATTGAGAGGGTGTAATATTTAGATTAGTAGTTTGTTTTGTTATTCGTTGACCTTTTTCAATTTTATTAATATCAAATATATCAAAAATTTGTTTATTTTTAGCTTTGTCTACATAATAATCATCAGGTCTTGTTTTTTGAAAGAAATTTCCATCTTTATCAATTCTAATGTTCATTAATTTTTTTATTTCTCTACCAAACTCTGTATTGTTTATAGCGTTAGGTTTATTTGCAAAAAAATCATTTAATTTCTTTTTTTGATTATTTACTAAATTAAATCTTTCTAATTCTGCTTCACTTGCGTATTTTTTACCAACAGCTTCTTTTTCAGTTCTTACTCTTTTAGCTTTTCTTTTAGTCTCTAACTTTTCTTCTTCTGTTAGTAAAGGTTTTGGTGGAAAATCTAAAGTTGCTTTTGATCTAACTTGAAAAGGAACTTTACCCATGGGTGCTTTTTTATGAAGTTCTAATATTTCTTCTTGTGGTCTACCTGTTATTCTAAGAATATTTTTAAACTCAGGAGAATCTACACCTGCCTCAACTGCATTTTTTATTTGACGTATATATTGTGCAGGAACTTTACCTGTGCCTCTTCTAACTTTTCCTTGTTTCTCTGCAAATCTTACTTGAGAGTCAGTTTCTTTAGATTTAAAATTTATAAAATCACCTGTTTCAAAAACTTCATCTACAAGTTTTTTAAATTCTTTTTCTTTTTTTAATCTTGCAATATCTGCAGACTTTTTAACACCTGTTTTATATTTTTCTTTTGAAAGTAGTTTTCTTTCTTCAATAGCTGCGTTTGCAGCTTCTTCAGAAGGATAGTATTGAGATCCAATAAATTTATCCGGATATCCTGGGCTAGTGCTTCTACTAGCAAACTTAACCACATACTGTTGACCTGGAGCATTTGACCCTACAAATCCAGCTTTATAAAATCCAATTCGTCCGTTATTAACACCACCACCTATCGCAAAGTTTTTTCTTTTGTAATATCCCCTCTCCGTAAGAGAGTCGATCATCTGATTATATTGATCTATTGAGTTCATCTCTTGCCATAGAAACTTTTAAGTTGTTGTAACTTTTTCATGGCTTTGGCGATTTGTTCTGGGCTCTTATCTTTTACCTGTCTACTTTTAGAAACCATTTTTTTTAAACTATTATTTAATTGTTTAGTTTGTTTATTTTTTAATAGTCTTAATAAATACTCGTGGCTTTTATCTTTTTTCTGTTTACCAAAATCAGGATTAGAAGTTTCTAACATAGAACCAAATTTAAATCCTGCTCTTCCACCTGAAGCCATTAAAGAATTACCCGGGCTTCTATCTGAGGGTTGATAACCTATAACTCTTTTTACTTGCTCTCCTGGGGTATAGACTGGTTCTCCACCTCCACCGTAGTATCCTCCGGTACCTGGATTATATGAAGGTGTGTTAGCCATTTCTTCCATAATTGCGTCCATGTATTTTTTATCTAAATCTACTAAGTCTTGGAAAGATTCATTACCTGTTAAAGTTACACCAGATAAATAACCATCATCTATACCTTCTTGAATATCAGATGCTAGTTTTGCTTGTGTTAAAGCTAACCTGTCATAAGATCCATCTGCTTTTATAAACTGATCTGGATTAATTCCTCTTTCTTTTAAAATCATAGATTGAGTATAAGGTTCTGCTCCATACTGTTGAGTGTATCGTACTGCTGCATGTAAATCATCTTGCTGATCCGGAGACATACTTTCGTAATCAGTCATAGAAACTCCGTATTGTCTAAGCATTGGATCTCCACTTGGCATTCCTGGCATTAACCCTGGTGGTGGAGCTATACCCATTGGTCCCATATTATCTAATTGGTTTTGTACTTCGCTTCTTTTTTCTGGTGAAAGACCACCCATAAATTTTTCATATTGAAATGTATCCATGTTCATAATTTTATCTAAATCAATTGTATCTTCAACTTTTTGACCCCCTAAATCATATGTATTATTTCCTGATTGAGATTCTACGTCTGTTGTTGGTGGCTGACCAATTGATTCTAAATATTTATCTGTTATCCCTTTCATAGTAGAGTTACCTTGAATAACTGTACCATCAGGTAATTTATAAGACCTAACATCTGCTGTCATAGGTCTATTCATAGCTCCACTATCATCAAGGTATTTTTGAAAACCATCCATTATATTTTCAGAGCCTGGTGGTGTATAAGCTCCTGTTCCAGGGAAAGGTGATTCTGTAATTGGTCTATCTGGTGGTAACATAGGCATTTGATCTATTGGCTGAGGTTCTGCGCCTGGTAGCTCTGTAATATAAGTTTGATATTCAGATCCTCCGCCGCCAGGTGGTAAAGTAGGCATCTGATCTATTGGTTGAGGGTTAAGTTGAGGAGGTATAGGACTTCCTCCTGGTATTCCGCCGGGTGCAATAGGACTAGGAACAGGTGAATAAGATGTTCGGTTTCTTTCCCGAGAATCCATTAACTGTTGTCTTCTTCTTTGTGCAATTTCTGCTTCTGTAAATCCTGGTATTCCGCCGTTATATAATTTCACACGCCCTCCTTTATTATATGCTATATTGGTATTAACATCAGGTTGCCCATAAATCAAATTATTATTATCAACTTTTGATGCACCAGGTTGCGGCAGTCCATAAGTTAAATCGCTCAAATCTTTCCCTGTAACACCTTCAATAAGACCAGAGTAATCAGGTTTTTCATCTCCAGGGGCGAATGTCTTTAATGAATCTATAACTTTGGGAGCTTTTCTAACCACTTCATTTGCACCAAGAACTTTATTAACCAGTTTAGCTCCTTGAGGTCCTCCAAAAACAAGACCTGCCACTGTAAGAGGTAATCTAAATTTAGAACCAAAATCACTTACAGCTTTCAAAAAACCTTTCTTTTGTTCAGGGCTACTTCTTTCAGTTATGTTTTCAAAACCTAAACTCTTTTTAGCTTCTTGTACATATGGATTATCATATACTTCTTTTAAAGTTGTAGTAGACATATCTGCAGCGCCCATTAAATTTTGCCTTGTATCTTCTTCTGGTTTTTTAATACCGTAGTCTTCCGCTAATCTTCTTCTATACTCTTCTTGTGCATTTTCTCTTGCATCTGGTCCTTCTAGTCCTTTTTGTTTAGCAATAGCATCTAAAATAGCATCGTCAGGATTTCTAAAGTCTTCTGAACTTGCAAATTCTTCTATTTTTTTCTTGTAGTCAGCTTCTTTATCTTCAAAAGATTTAAATGGATCTCTTAATTTATCTAGTTCATCATCTTCATAACCAAGATATTCTACTGCGCCCAAGAAATCTTTTTCATCTCTTTTACCTTCTTCAAGACCCGCTGCTTCTCTTGCAGTAATAAAATCAGGACCTTCTCCTAAGGTTGTTTTGTTAGGATTTTCTACCATTTTTAAACTTCCGTCTTCATTATAAAACTTAGGATTTAAATTTTGTATATCTCCGTATTGATCATACATAGCCATATCATCAGCTGTTGCTCCTTTTTGTGAACCATAAAATCTTTGACCATACGCATCTGCAGATAAACCTAATAAATCATCTCGCTCTCCTCGTGCTTTTGTTAGCATAGGATTAAATTTATTAGTGTATGCATCCCACATATCATCATATGTGCCAAGCTCTCTTGCTTTTTCTTGTTGTTCGTATGTTAAAATTTGATTAGGGCTTATTGCTCCATAAAGTGAATCTAATGGATTTCTATTAGTAAAATAATTTTCTAAGTATGCTTTGTAATATTCTCCTGGAGTTTTATCTGCAAAAATTTCTTCATCACCACCTTTTTTAGAAAAATCAAAACCTGCTTTTGTTTTTCCTCCTCCCGAAGATCCTCCTCCCGAAGATCCTCCTCCTGGGGTAAAGTATTTTTTAGGTCCCTTATAGTATCCTCCTCCTCCAGAGCCACCACCGCCAGTGTTTGGTGGAATATAATTAGGTGGTGTTATTCCTGGATATACTGAGCCGCCTCCGCCTCCGCTTGATGGTGGAGCAGGTGTTGTAGTTGGTGGATTAATAGTTGGTGGAGTAGGTGTTGTAGTTGGTGGATTAATAGTTGGAAAATTAACTACGGGAGTATTTCCTGTTCCCGGTTGAAAACTTGTACCTGATCTTCGTTGTCTTGCTAAATAATCTTGATAAGATTGATTAGCTCTTTGTCGTCTTTGTCCTGTTGTAAATGCTCCACCGATATTAGCTTGAACTCTTGTAGTTATTTTTTCTCTAAAAAAATTATTTAATTCTGGAAACTTGTTTGAAGCAATTAGCTCTCGATATCTCTTTTCCCTCGTCGCTTGCTTCTCGTCTCTCGCAGCGAGCTTCTTGGAGCTAGCGTCCTCGAATACTTTTGTAAATTCTTTATCTAATGTTATTGTATTAAGTCCACCTTGAGCATTTTTAGTTCTGTCTGTTGGGTCAAAGTCTTCTAATATTTCTTTTTCTCTTAAATCTTTTTTTAATTTTTCTGTAAACTCTTGGTTAGTCATTAAACCTTCATCATAACCATATTGTTTTTTAGGAACAGGTAACTCTCCCATGTCATAAAAACCTCTATTAAATTTAAATAGTTTTTCAAACTTATCACCTATTTCTTTATAGTTATTAGACTCTCTCATAATGTTATCACCGTATTGGTCAAAGACATCATCAACTGCAATCAAAGCATCTTCACCGTACGCTTTTCTAAACACTTCAATAGGGTCAACTCCACCCTGATAAACTTTTTCAATTGCATCTCTTTCTGCTGCATCAGGTATATCTAATGTACCATCTTTTAATCTTCTTTCTAAAAATTCTCTAAGTGTCGCTCTAATATTTGATTCGTTGTTTCCAACTCTCATTCTATCTTCCATATTCTTAATAGCGGATCTAAGATTGTCAGTGCTATCTAGATCAGGAGTATCTTCTACACCCATATCTCTTAATATCTGTTGAAGTTTTGGATCTTCTTTTAATTTTTCTGTAGCTTCTTGTATTCTGTCTAAAGTAACACTGCCTTCATCTTTTAAAGTTTTTGCATCTGTTAAAGTTTCTAAAGTTTCTATACCTTCTTTTTTAAAAGGAACTACTTCACCTTCTTTTTTAACATCTTTACCAACTTTAGGTTTATTTACTTTATCAAAAACTCTTTGGATTTGTTTTTGAAATAATGGACTAACTTCACCAAACTCTCGTTTAGCAAAATCTAATGCTTGCTCTATTCTTTTTATACCACCAGCTCTAACTAGTCTTTCTAGTGAAATTAAAAATTTTAAAATTGGTCCCATCAATAATACATCCTTTGTCTTTTTGGTAATTCTTCGTCTTTATAATCTTCTGGGTGTATTAAAAAACCACCTTGACGAAATCGCATGAGTGCCTGAGTCATTGAGTCAACTAGGTCATCATGATCGCCGAAAGGAAAAGCTGCACATTCTTCAATGACCTCTTGTGCAAAATCTTTTTCTTTAGGAGCATATATCATACCAGATTCAAATAAAGGTGCAACCGCGTTTACACGAGTATGTTTATCGTTTCCTTTTGATGGAGTGAAATTTACTACTGGGATACCCATATTTCTAAGCTCATACGTCAGAGGAAGACCGCTGGCTTTAGCTTCAACAATTACAGATTCAGGTTGCCAGTAATCATATTGTTCTTTTGCAAGTCGTCTAAGTTCGGGAAACTCGTATCTATCTTTTACAGCGTCCAATAATATTAAACTAAATGGAGAGTCTTCGTCTTTTTTAAACACACCCCAGGTAGTAATAGCACTATAGTCAGCTGTTTGTTTTTTCATAAACGCTGTATCATAACTTTGTATGACATGCTCTAGTTTAGGGATATAGTCTTTGTCCCAATCTATCCACCACTCTCTTTTAATAATAGCTCCTTCCTCTGAAGTAGGATTCTGCATATATTGAGCATTCCATTTAGATAACGGAATAGAAGCTTTGACTGCTTCCAAATCTTTAACATTCCAGTACTCAGGCCATACAGGTTTTTTAGTAGGTAAGATTGCAGGAAATTCTATGACTTCCCAAGTGTCAGCTTTAGTTTCTTTTTGTGCTTTTATTAATCTACCTGTTAAATCTTTTTCATTCCAACGGGTCATAACTACAACAATAGAACCACCTGGTTGAAGACGTTGACGTGGTCCTGATGTATACCACTCATAAGTCCTATCCAAGGCTACTCGATTCATAGCATCTTGTTCCGTGTGTGGATCATCAATTATTAATAGATCTGCACCCCGTCCAGTAATAGCTGAACCTACACCGGCAGCATAATATTCTCCACCTTGTTCAGTCTCCCATTTACCAGCAGCTTGAGAGTCAGGGTTGAGTCTGGTTTTAAACACTTGTTTATATTCTGGTGAGTCCATAAGAGTCTTAGCCTTACGTCCAAACCTTACAGATAATTCTGTGGTGTTAGTTGATTGAATAATTTTTAGTTTAGGATTACGACCTACCATCCATGCGGGTAGCAAGAACGAAGCGAACTCAGACTTAGTGTGTCTGGGCGGCATGTTTATTATAAGCCGTTTTATCTTACCCTCTGCCAGTTGGTTAAACTTGTTAGCAATTTTTTGATGGTGTTTACCTTCTATAAAGTCAGGCCACATATGTTTTACAAAAGACATAAAATCACTTTGTATTTTAGATTCTTTTTTCTTTTCGTGGAATTTTAAAAAAGTTTTAATAAACTCTTTTTTTACGTCAGAAGGTAATTTCTCTATTTCTTTAAAGTCAATGTCCATTATGAAAAAATTTTTTATAATTTTTTTGCATCTTTTTTTCAGATGTTAAAATGAATTTAACAGCTTTAAATGTCTGAATCAAGCTTTATAGGTCAAAGTAGTGGGACCCCTTTTATGCTTAGGGGTGGTCGGGTCTGTTTATATGTAAATGTAATTGTATGTTTGGCCTGGTACCTCTATCGGTACCAGGCAAGAAAGGTGGCTCTAGTCTAGTAGAACCATGTATGCATCAGCGTTGTGTTGTCTGAAGTAGTTAATGTCTTTACGTACTTTGTCCCAAAGCTTTGACGTACCGTCGACGCCTGCTGCTTGGTCCTCTAATGTAGCTGCTAACTCATTGATAAATAGTCTGTCATGAATGATAGACTCTTCCTTGGTTAACATAATAGACTCGCCATTAAATCTATTCTTACGCTCTTCTGTTTTCTCTGTTGAGTTTTTTCTGTTACTTCTTGTTATCATATTATACCTTTCTGTTATAGGATTATCCTAGTCTAGTTCGGTCCTACTGTCAACACTTATTCTTTCAATAGTATTATATGAACGATAACCTGTGCTATCAGTTACCTTGTGATAACCTTGGCTCTCTCGTCTGTGTCTGATAAACTCAATCGGTCGACCATGTTCAATATTTTCCATGTTATGATTAAGCCACTCATGTTTACAACCTTGACTACAAAAATATTTATCCGAGCCACTCGGTTCCCAACCCCATTGATTAGGTCCTTGGTCCATTGTTGCATATGCATACTTACCTCTAATCACACCTCTAGATTTTAGAAACCTGTCATTAGTAGTTCTGGTATGGCATGTTGGTCCTTGGCAAAAATGTTTATTCGGCATTAGTACCTCACAGTCCAAGATTTCTTGGCAGTTCTATATCCCTCTTGATCTAAATCAAAGTAAGTATATAAAGCCTCGCCAACTTTACTTGTCCAAAATCTTGAGTTGTCATCATGCTTACCTCGTCTTGTAATATGCTTTTGATCTTTGTTTGAGTAGAATGTTATCTTAAATGTTTTATCTTTTATCATGTTTTATACCTTTCTAGTTAATAGGACTATCCTATATTATAGGATAGCCCTTGTCAATACTTAATTTAGA